TGAGTCAACTCTTATGTCTATAGTGCGTTTCCAAGCTATAGTGGCTCCGTGGGTACTCTTGGCCGCATTTATTTTAGAGCAACAATAGCTTGTTGCCAGTTATCACACACAAAAAGCCCCTCATGCGAAGGCATGAGGGGCTTTTTTATTGCTCAATAATAAAGGGGAAAATATGTCAAGTATCAAGATTTGGGAAGATAAAGAGAAGGACTTATATGCTGTTTTGTATTGCCTAGATCGACCATCAGCTAATAAAAAGACTGGCGATATGGTTCAATTGGCTGTATTTGGTTTGCAACATAGACCAACAGAGTATATCAAAAATAAAGCGCAACATATGTGCGGCACATGTGCGCTAGTATCACAATGTTATGTCAATCCCGTAAACCTAAACTCAATCTACGAAAAAACAGCGCACACAAATGTTGAACGTATACCCAAATTGCATAAACCAATTAGGCTAGGTTCTTGGGGCGATCCTGGACTATTGCCTATACCGCTTTTACATGGATTGGTCTACAGCGCACCAGGGCATACGGGGTATACGCATTTATGGCAAGAGATCGACACAAAGTACAGTCAATTCTTAATGGCATCAATCGACCATTTAAGTGCACTTAAATCAGGGGAAACACTAGAGCAGCACAAACAAAGGGCACAAAGTATGGGTTATAGAACATTTACCATACTTCGACCTGGTGAACAAACAGACGATATTATATGCCCCAACACAACACACAACAAACTTTGTAGAGAGTGTAAACTTTGCGACGGAAACGCATATCCATATAAAACTTGGCGAAGTATTTCAGTACCGTTACATGGACCACCAAGCAAGATTAAAAGCTATTTAAAGGCAGTCTAAAATGGAACTATTAGCCATACTAATCATATTGTATTTTACAAAGGGTAAAAAATGAACGAAGAATTTTAGTTTGATAGATGGAAGGATGATAATAAACGATAGACGCTAGTCAATGCAAGGCTAGCGTCTATTTTATTATGTAAACTAAAATATTATGTAAACCACTTTACATAATTTTATTATGTAAATCAAATTTATTATGTAAACCTCGATTTTTTATTTGAATTTTATATAAATAATTTGAGTTGATTACAACTATAATTTTAAAATTTGAGTTGATTACTCGCCATATTTTAAAATTGAGTTGATTGCAATCTATATTTCAAATTTGAGTTGATTGCATTTATAATTTTAAAATTGAGTTGATTACATTAGATATTTTAAAAAAACCTGCACTAGCTTAAGGGGTTTGAAAGCTAGCACAGGTTCGCGTGTCCAAAAGAAATAATAAAGGGTTTCCTAATATAGACTTACTAGTTTAATTCCGCAAGGACTTTCTCTTCTTCTACTTGGGGTTCATACTCAACAATGGTGTCTAACTTCGTTATGTTCAGCACGTGCATCAATTTCGTTATCATCTCTGATGACACCTTTTGATGCCCATTGAATACCTGGTAGACATACTGTTGATTGTAGTCTAACGCAGCAGCTATCTTTTCTACGCTCTTGTATCCCAACTTATCCATTCGATACAATATCTCTAATCGCTTTAGTTTTAACATGATCGTTCCCTTTCCTTATACTTAATATATATTATACTAATATTTATGTCAATATAAATAATAATATATTTTATATTGACAATAATATTTATAATATATTATATTAAAATACTTATAAGAAAGGGGATATGATGGAAGAAGAATATTTTACAGAAGAGAAGATGGCAGAATTTAGGAAGCTATCAAAAGAAATGGAAGAGAGGTCAAGAAAGACACCCAAAGTCAAGCGCACTGCTGTAGGCACAAAGGCACAGCAGATTGACAATAACATAGACCGCACCTTTGCCTTCCGCAAGTGGCGCAGAAACATTCCTGACCCTGCACCCTATACAACAGACGTTGACATGGTAGAGTGGGTCTTTGTGGATGATGAGCCAAAGGCTGTTGCTGTCTTAGAGCTTACGCGCATCGACTATAATATTAAATATCCAAAAGTAAGACCATCGTACTTAGCTGCTATTCAAGAAAGATATGAAAAGGGACAAAAGAAATTAGCATGTAAAGTTGCAGAAGCATTAGGTTGCTGTGCCTATATAGTAGCCTTTAGAGAGGATCTAACGCAGTTCTACGTGTGTAACCTGACAAGGGATAAAGGATGGCGTGCAATGTCAGAGGAAGGATATGAGCAATGGTTACGTGATCTACGGATATGGGGGGTAAGTCATTGATGAATCGTTTTGATAAGTGGAGCATTTTATTTTTAGTGTTTAGCATTTCATACATAACCATTATGGTCATTAAAGGGGTTATAAAACATGGGTAGCACACATGATTTATTAAGAATTATGATACAGGATCTCAGCAAGCCGTTTAGCTCTGATCAGATTCATTGGCGTGTTGGTAGCATTATGAAGAATGGTAAGCGAGGCATGGCACTGGCCTATCTTGATGCTAGAGATGTGATGGATAGGCTTGACCAAGTAGCAGGAGCGTGGGAGGATTCCTATAGTGAGGTCAATGGACGCACCGTATGTAGCATAACTATTGACGGATACACGCGATCAGATGGAGCAGGGGACACAGCAGTAGAGGGTGAGAAAGGTGGCCTGTCAGATGCGTTTAAGCGTGCCGCTGTCAAGTGGGGTGTGGGTAGGTATCTATATCGACTCCCTGCTGAGTGGGTAGCTCTCAATGAGAAGAAGCAGATCATACAACCACCACAGCTACCACATTGGGCGTTGCCAAAGGATGATGAAAACAATCCAGACATAGACTTTGAACAAGTAGAAGCAGATATACAGAAGATTGATGATAAGGGCATCTCCCAGATGGCAGCAGACCTTATAGAGGAGATCATGGGCGTAGAGAAAGACTTGTTAGCACAGGATCGTTTTACCCCAGATCAACGTACAAAGGTGCGTAAGAAGTATGCAAAGGTCATCAAGTTAGAAGCAGCAGAAGAGCCAGATTTAGTCAAATACTATAACGAACTTATTGAATACCAAAGGAGCAACTAAATGCCAATGCTATCAAAGGGACAGTGGTCAGGATCAATACCTGGTGAAGTACAGCTTATCATGCAGGATGATGGATATGATTGGGATTGGCAGATACGCACAGTCAATGATGAGAATTGGTTTATTGCTAGAATAGGACAAAAGACTATTGCAGGTCGAGTAGCCGCAGAAGTGGAAACGCCACCTCTTAAAAACACACTAACTATCGTAGATGACGGAGAAGAATAATGGTAAGCATAAACAGCGTAGCCCTGTTAGGTAGTTTAAAAGGTGAAGTGCGAGTCAACCAGACAGCAAACTCACAAGTAGCAAACTTCACCTTAGTGACTGAATCGTTATCTATGAACAAGAAAGTGTTTTCCACGTATCACAACTGCACTGCGTGGGGTAACACGGTAGACATTATTAAAGAAGCAAATGAGGGTGACATTGTTGGTGTGCAGGGAGAGTTGCGTAGCGAGTCATGGGAGCAGAATGGAGAGAAACGCTACAAGACGGTTGTGGTTTGTAACAGGGTCAACGTAGAAACAGATGAGGTGTTCTAATGGCATTGACTGCAAAGGGACGCAGACAGAAAGGTTTGAGGGTAGAGCGTGAGATCGTTGGACTACACACAGCAATGGGCGTTAATGCAGAACGTGTCCCACTCTCAGGTTCAGCAGGTGGGTCATATACGGGTGATGTTATAATTGACAACCAATATAAAGTAGAAGTAAAGAGCAGAAAAGAAGGTAAGGGGTTTGCCATGTTACAAAGATGGTTAGCAGATAATGATATGCTAATGCTAAAAGAGGATAGGAAAGAACCATTGGTTGTGTTGCCCTGGAAAACCTACAAGAAGTTAATAGGTACGATGTGAACGACCTTATAGACAAAGAGTTAGAAAAGTGCGTCTTAGGTGCTTGCATGCAAAAGACTAGTGTGATCAGTGACCTCATAGACATGGGGATTGACTCTGACAGCTTTGGTGATTACACCCATAAGAAAACATGGGAAGCCATTAACCAAGCTGCTCACGCTACAGAAACATACAATATAGATGCACTTGAACCTGTCATTGTTCACAAATACTTGAGAAAGACAAATATAGAGGCAGTAACGGTAGGATACGTTGCAGACCTAATGATTGTGGTTACAAACACAGCAAACGTCAGGCATCACGCTACGCAGTTGATAGACCTTGCCACACGTAGAAAGATAGTGGAGCATAGTCAGCAAGTTGCCTTACAAGCCACAGATATCAATATGTCTGTAGAGGATCTTGTCAGTTCCTTGCAGAATATTAATCAAGGAACAACAACTGGATTAGTAGGTATAGAAGAAGCTGTTGCAGAGACAACCAGTTGGAGTAAAAGAAACAAGGACAAGGATCTCTTAGGCACTGCCACAAAGTTTAAGCAGTTAGATGAGCTAACAAATGGGTTGCAGCCAGGTCAGTTTATGATCTTGGCTGCACGCCCATCTAAAGGCAAGAGTGCATTAGCATGGCAGATAGCAAAGAATATTGCATCACAAGGTGCAGTTTTATTTGTGTCATTAGAGATGGATGCTAAGTCGCTTGTGTTACGTAGCCTATCACAGTCTACAGGTGTAAGTATAGCAGATATAAGTAGAAATAATATACCAAGTCAAGCACAAGAAATCTATGATTATGCCGTTAGTGAGCTAGCTGAGTTGCCAATACATATTGATGAAAGAGGTTCGGTGCATCTTAATGGACTGCGTGCAAGAGCGCAACGATTGCACCGCAAGGAGCCTCTCTCGTTAGTTGTAATCGACTACCTACAGTTGATGCAAGCAAAGGGTATAAACAGAGAGCAGGAAGTTTCACAAGTCAGCAGAGGGCTAAAAGCGTTAGCTATGGATCTAAAGATCCCTGTACTAGCGTGCGCTCAGTTAAATAGGTCGATAGAGATGCGTGTAGGTGAGGCTAGTAGGCCAACCCTGTCAGACCTACGTGACTCAGGGCAGATAGAACAGGATGCTGACATAGTG